ACATACTTTTTAGTTGAATCAGATGCTTTCTTTCCTTTTGCTTTGAGCTTACCAACCTTGTTATGACCTGGATGGGTTAAATTTGTACCAGCTGTATCAGGCACTGCTTGCATTTCTACTGCTTCCTTATGAGTGTCTTCATCATCATCATCGTCTTCTTCAGCTTCTTCAAAACTATTGAAACCATCTTCTTCCATTTCTGAAGAATATTCTTCTTCGCCGTCATCTTCGCCGTCATCTTCATCACCCATTGCTGCTTGTAATACGTCGCAAAGTGCCTTAGCCATTTCACGGTCAAGTGTAACTGTTACATCACCCTCACTGGTTTCATCATCGACTTCAGTATCAATACCGAGAGCGTCTAATTCTTGTGTTTCGTTATCAGAGGGATGCATTTCTTCACCCATAACATTTTCAAAAAGTTTATCAAAAGTAGATTTCATATAATTATTTATACTCTCTTTTACTTTTTTCTCTATTTTCTTATCATTTTTGTTATATTTTTCAGAAGAATAAATTTCACTGTTATATAATTCATCTTGAACTCCATTATGTTTAGGGTCAATAACATTGGCATATGTTTCTCCTTTTTCAGCATTTTCTGGCCCAGACGATTTATCATTTGCAAAACCTTTTTTCACGTCGTTCGGCTTAACAGGTGGTTTACCTGGTTTAGTGCCCATTTTAGCTGCTTTAACACCTGGTGCATTTTCAGATAATATATTATTATTATATGTATCCCATATTTCGGTTAGAGTATTTACTCGAGTCATGTAAATATTTATAGCGAGATGATTAAAAATAAACAAAATTATATGAATAACCCGAATCTACCTACAGTTGGTTCGGAATTTGAATATACTCCAGGCATGGTCCAGGACTTAAAAAAGTGTAAGAAAAACATTTTACACTTTGCAGAAAGGTTCTTTTATATTATATCCTTGGATGAAGGTAAAAAGACAATTGATCTACATTACTGCCAAAAAAGAGCATTACGTAAGATGAGAGATAATCGCTTTTTTATATTATTAGCAAGTCGTCAGATAGGTAAGACCACTATGATGACAATTTATGCTTTATGGATAGCATGCTTTAATGAAGATCAAAGAATATTAATTGTAGCTAATAAAGAAGGTACAGCATTAGAAATAATGAGTAGAATAAGATTAGCATATGAAGAATTACCTAACTGGTTAAAACCAGGTGTTAAAGAATATGGTAAAACATCTATATTATTAGCCAATGGTACAAAAATAGGTATATCCACCACAACTGGTACTGCTGCTCGTGGTCAATCGGTAAATTGTCTTATACTTGACGAGCTTGCTTTTATTGAGCCACATTTAGTAGATGATTTCTGGAAATCAGTTTATCCAATTGTTTCTTCTTCCAAAAAATCTAAAATTTTTATTGCATCAACTGCCAATGGTACTGATAATCTTTTTTACAAATTATATTCAGGTGCTGAAAATAATGAAAATGATTGGGCTTGTGATAAAATTTTATGGAATGAAGTCCCCGGTAGAGATGAAAAATGGAGAAAACAAACTATTAATAGTATTGGTAGTAGAGAAGCATTTGAGCAAGAATTTAATTGTGAATTTATTTCATCAGGAGAAAGTTCAGTTAATGATGAATTATTTGAAAAACTCAAAAGTAAAACTTCTGAACCAAAATTTGTATTCGATGATGGTAAATATCTTTTATGGGACGAGCCTTCAGAAAACGGTATATATATAGCAAGCGTTGATACTGCTGAAGGGTTAGGTAAAGATGCATCAGTAGTTCAAATATTAGATTATACCGATTTAACCAACATTAAACAAGTAGCAGTATACCATAACAATGAAATATCACCATATAACTTCACTGAAAAGGTTTATGAAATATTGCAGCACTGGGGTAACCCATTAGTTTGCGTTGAAAGAAATAATAGCGGTGGTCAAGTAGTTGATATACTTAAAAATACTCACGATTATGAAAATATTGTATCATGGGGAGGTTCATTGGCTAATAGAAAGAAACAACAATTGGGTATTATTTCACATACAAATACAAAATATAAAGCAGTTACTAATATGCGCTATTGGGTTAATGAATTAGAGTCAGTTCAAATAAATGACAGTAGAACAGTTAAAGAATTGAAAAACTATGTAAAAGCTGCAAACGGTACATGGAATGCAAAGAAGGGGTATCACGATGATTTAGTCACCTCACTCATGTGGAACCTGATTATACTAGATAATGATATTGTTGAAACATATTTTGATGTAGTTAAAAAAGATACTAATAATAGGCCTTTAGAACTGCAACAAATGGATTTTGGTATTAAATATTTTATAGACCCAACTTCTTTATATTCTAACGAAAAAGGTGGGCTCAACAATACACTACCAGTTATTATAGGCAACGCTTCGAATACTAATAGTGAAATAGATCAATTACAAATGCAAGGCTTTAAAGTATGGGGACAATAAATCAATCACAGTTTAATAAAAGTAGATTAGATAAGTTTTTACTTGTTTTAAGCCTACCGCCTATACTTAAAGACATTAGTGAACAATATTTAGGTAGTAGAAAAAATACATCTATAATTGAAAATAGTTTACAGTTTTCAGTATACGGTACTGTTGTACCACCAATACAAGTACCTGAGGAAAGCCTGTATTATGCCGGTCAATCAATGAAAGTGTCTAAACATACAAGACCAGTTTATGACAATGTAACTGTCAATTTTACTATTGATAATGAATTTAATAATTATTGGCTGCTATATAAATGGCTCGATTTAATGAATGATGAAAAGATTTCTACGTTTAATGGAAAAAATATATTTAACAAGCCTAACATTTCACCTAAAGAAAGGAAAAATCCGAACACTCTTACACCGACTGATTTATATCAAGCCGATATTTCATTATATGCTAAGGATGAATTTGATAAAAATAAAGTTAAATTTGTGTTTACTAAAGCATTCCCTGTAAATTTAGGCGGTATTAATTTCAACTACCGGACCCCAGGTGAAATTGAAACAACTTTAGAATTTGCATTCTCTCAGTTATTAGTTGAATTGGTATAATTTTTACCTCAGGATGCTATAAATAATAGTATATGGCACGTACAATTCAATCTCCCGGAGTAGAAATTAGAGAAATCGATCAATCTATAAGACCTGTAGTCCCTGCAGGTACAAACGTTTTAATTACAGGTTTTGCTGATAAAGGACCTACCGATGAAGTTATTCAAGTAACTTCACGTAGTGAGTTTGCCGATATCTACGGTGAACCAACGGTACCAGCAGAGTTATATCTATCAAGTACCGCCAGAGCTTTATTTAATAGCCCAGCAAATGTATTTGTTTATAGAATGCCTTACGGTGAAGATAGAGGGGTTGGATTCGGTAATAATTATAGTGTATTAGCATACCCTGCATCTGCGATTTCAATTGATGATGCAGCCAGCTCATCAACAGCATTATCAACTTTTAGTAATACTGGAGCAGTTAGTAGTACACGTACAGTATTAATAGGTGAACCAGAACATTTTACAATTGACCAAGAAACATATTTCAAAATCCAGCAAAAAAATGGTTTTGACTGGATAGATGAGACAGCATCAAACTTTGGTACTTTAGCATCACTTGGTAAAGCAGCATTTCTAGTCGTTAATAAAGCTCAGACAACAATTGACCAATCTTTTCAAGGGTTCTATTTAGGTGCTATTGATAATACAAATTTAAACCCAGCGACAAATTTTGATGGGATCATAGATATTCAAACACTTACCAATGCAATAAGTGGTAATGCATTAAATTTAAAAACTGAAACGTTTATTAACTTGCCTTCTACTAGGTTAGATAATATACTTTCAGCGAAAAGTAGTAATAATGTAGATACATTTGGAGCTAATGATAATAGTATATCTGAGCAAATGGAAAATTTAACTGACTATGATATATCAACAAATCAATTCGATGATACTTTATCGATAGGTTTATTTAGATTAGCCGTTACCCCAGCTACTAATAATACAATTAAATTAACTCTAAATCTTGAAGAAACAGTAGTTGGTTCGACAGATTACCATAGACGTATTAATGACCCTCAAGGTGGTGAACCTTTACCATTCAGAATTGAAACTGAGAATCAATTACCAACAATGGATATAATGGTTAATGATTTCTTGAGTAATAGAAATAAATCAACATATTTAGATGCAGATGGTATACCTAAAACTAAGATTAGATTGGTAACTAATAGAACAAAAGATTTAACTAATAATTGGACCACTTTATCAGCAGCATATGGTGGTACTACTAATACGCAAGGTGGTCTTAGTGCACTAGTCGATTCAGTACAAACAAATACCTTACCAGGTACTACTAATAGTTTATTTGCTTTAGGTTCATATGCTGATACAGATCTTAGTAATAAAGTAATTGGTAACATTCCTAAAAAATTAGATCGCCTATTAGACACAGTTGAAAATACTGAAAGATTTGACATTGATATTACAGTCGATGGTGGTTTATCAACAATTCACTCATCAGTGCAAACATTGGGTTCTAAATCATATGACGATACAACCCATATAGAAGCTATCAGTGGTTTTAGAACAACGAGAACGGAAAATACAGGACTAAGCGATGAAGCATCCAAGTATAGAGGTTATTGGAATGATGTTATAACTAGATTTGTAACATTTGCAGAATTTAGAAGAAAAGATCATATTTTTATTGCCGATTTACCGAGATCAATTTTTGTTCAAGGGGAAAGTTTCTTAACTTTACAAGATAATAATAAGAACTTTTCTAAAGATGTACTTAACCCGATAAAAGCATTTGGTTCACAAGTTAATTCTAGTTATGCTGCGACATATGGTCAATGGGTACAAAGTAATGATACATTATATGGTGGTTTATCTTATTGCCCATCATCTGGTTATCTTGCTTCGATCATGGCTAATACAGATGCTAATTTTGACCCATGGTTTGCACCAGCAGGTTTTGCAAGAGGTAGATTAACTGGAGCAGCTGGTTTAGCATTATTCCCAACACAGAAGCAAAGAGATCAACTATATAAGATATCTGTTAACCCAATTCCATCATTTCCAGTCGAAGGGCCAGTTGTGTTTGGTCAAAAGACGTTGCAAAAACTTCCAAGTGCATTTGATAGAATTAATGTTAGACGTTTATTCTTATATCTAGAAAAAGCTACAAAGAATACAGTTAGAAACTTTATATTTGAACCAAACACATTATTAACGAGAACAAGAGTAGTTAATACATTGACACCTATTTTTGAAGATGTTAAGAATACAGAAGGTTTATTTGATTATCTAATTATTTGTGATGAAAGAAATAATACACCAGATATTATCGATGCAAATGAATTAAGAATTGATATTTATTTAAAGCCTACAAGAGCTGCAGAGTTTATATTAGTTAATTTCTACGCAACAAAAACAGGTACAGATTTTAACGAATTAGTTTAATAACAAAGTCATCTAATTAAATAATTACATGGCAGATACAAAAGTATCAGATTTAACTCCTATAACTGTTGCAAGTAACAGCGATGTATTGTACATTGTTAAAGCATCAGGAGGTACTTCTAATAAAATAACCTTTCAAGATCTACTTAGCGGGGTTAATGATAATATTACCACGTTAACCACTAATGTTGATACAAATCAAAGTACAGTACTTGACCTTTCAGGTGCCTTTGAATCTGCTAATATTAACGTAGGTCCTTTAACAACCACTACTCGAATATTATGTTCAGTTCAACTTGGATTATCAGCTGAATTAGATGAATTATCTGATGATATTGAAGGTACAATAGGTACAGGTTTATCTCGAGATGTTGTAATATCTGGTACTACATTAACATTTTTAAGCGGAGTATTAACCCAAGTAACATAAAATGGCAAATAGAAAATTAACAGAATTACCTACTATACCACCACTTAATTTTGATAGTGATGACCTACTTTATATTGTAGATGTACAAACAGATGAATCTAAAAAAATTACATTTGCATCGTTAGTCGGTGATAATGTAACTGCATTATCAGCTTATGATGCACTTAATACATTAGATATAAATTTTTTATCCGGTAGTATAGATACAAATGCTGCGAGTATTGCTGCTTTAGAGACCAGTAGTGTTGGATCTACAACAAAGATTACCGCAATATCCGCTGTTGTAGATGAAAATATAACTGATATCGTAACTGTATCTGCTATAGCTGAAGCTGCAACGAATGTGTCTGTGGTAAATGCTATACGGACAGATGTTAATATAGTCAGTACTGTACAACTTGGTTTATCTGCTGAATTAGATGAATTATCTGACGATGTCGAGGGTATATCAACAGTACTAGCTTCGGCATCTGCTTTAGGTATAGATA